TGCGCAGCCAGGAGCGATTACCGTAGGAGACCAGGTGCGCGTAAAGCTAGACGCATACCAAGGATCTACAGGTTCTCTTCACAACGGACGCAGAGGTAAGGTCGTAGGTATTCGCTACGGCGACATCATCTTTAAGTCTAACGATAATAGGGAACCTATCCTTGACGGGTCACATTACTCACCTCATCAACTTCAAAAGAGAGTTCAATAATGAGATCTACAGTTGAATTTTTTATTACAGGTTCTACTTTGACTGAGATTATGGACGGCGCTAAGCAGCGTTGGCAGGATTTTTGCGGTGACGAAAACGCAACCCTGCCTGTGGACTCCGAGTTGCAGATCAAGGATAAACGCGATGAAGGAAACGTACTTACAGGAATCATTACTATTCGCACGAAGGTAGAAGATAAATGACAGAGAATGACGCAGTAGTTCAGTATCGCGTTGAGGCTTTACGCGAGGCCGCAAAGATCATCACAGGTGATAGGGACACGCAGTACGGAGGTCCTGAGGAAAACTTTGCCCGTATCTCAAAGGTATGGTCAATGATCCTCGGCGTCGAGATATCAAATGAAGATGTCGCGATGATGATGGTCGGGTTAAAAGTTGCGCGTTACGCGAATAAATCTGGTTTCCAGGGAGATACCTGGATTGACATCGCGGGATATGCAGGTTGTGGCTATGAGGTAGGTATGCTCGAGCTAGAAAAGAATGCCAATATTTCTGCGTAGATAGCACGCGGTAAATGGTAAGTCGGTATAAGGTCCTACCCTAGGAACTACGAAGGGTTATTACCTTGTCACAGCATACCTTTATCGACTGCAACGGGCTTGCCGCGTTCATGAGTCTTGGCTTTGTCCAAAATGACATGAAGATGATTCAGCGCACCGGAACGTTAAACTTTGGAAACGTCGTTGCAGAAAACAACCGTCATCTTCTTGGAGATGATTGGACCGCGGAGTTTTCAGACGATCCTAACGAGTGGCGAGTACAAAAGGCAGACGTAGTTATGGGTTGCCCTCCTTGCTCTGGTTGGTCCGTATGGTCTGGTCCTGCTAACCGTGGACCTGACTCTAAGGCGCACGAGCACACCGTAGCCTTTATGAAATACGCAGGACGGGTAAAACCACGCGCTATTGTTTTTGAGTGCGTTCAACAGGCGTACACACAGGGACGCGACGTAATGGTTAAGTATCGCGACATGGTCGAGCAGGTCTCCGGTAAAAAGTATGATCTGTACCACGTTAAGGAAAACAACCTACAGGTTGGTGGATTTTCGTATCGCCCACGCTACTTCTGGGTAGCGGTTGAATCTGGTCTTAAGTTTTCAACACCGATTACCGAGCCAAAACAACTTCCACGTATCATGGACATCATCGGTGATCTTGCAGAGATGCCTCAGACGTGGAACAAGCAAAAGTACACCGCGCCGTCTCCGTCAAAGTACGTCAAGCACCTGCGCACAAAAAACGGCATGGTTGATGGACACATCGGTAAATCAAATATCCATGCACAACGTATTGAAGAGATCTTTAGCATCATCGGAAACGAAGGCTGGGAAGGAAACGGAGACACAGGCGGCGCACTAAAGAAAGCCGTAGACTTAAACGACGGTAAGTTCCCTCAGAAATGGATAGACATCTCGCCTCGTGTTATTCGTAAAGATTTTAAGCTTGGATTTTCTCAACCATATCGCTGGAAAGAAGATCACTGGTGCAACGTACTAACAGGCTCCGCACTAGATCACGTTGTTCACCCAACGCAACCGCGACTTATTACGCACAGAGAATCTGCTCGCATGCAAGGTCTTCCTGATGATTGGAATATTGAAAGTTCACGTGACTACTCACACCTCGCGGCGGTATGGGGCAAGGCTGTTCCAGTGCAGGCTGCAAACTGGATTGGTAAGGCTCTTAAGGATTCACTTGACGGTAACCCACAAGGACCAGACGCAGAGTTAATCGGAGATCGGGAATATCTTATCGACGCGGATAAAGGATTCTCCAGACACTACGCTAAGAAAAAGTGGTACAGTAGCCCTATGGAGACAGTTAGCGAATGAAGCATATCCGCACGTACGATGACAGTCTCGTGCCGATCTGTGAAAGATGCTGGATAGATGAAAACAGTCTATGGGAAGCTGATAGCGTAGACATCAGCGGCAACATCATTACCCGTTTGATAAGCGTTACGGTTCCAATTGAATTATCCCCAGGTGCGGTGTCGGATTGCTATGTGTGTGGAAGATTGACCGTGGTAGGTATCTATATATCTTCCATTGAGCTAGACGGGGAAGACGCGGAGTTAGACGAGTTAGAGGAAGAAGCTATACGCGAGGAGCCTACGCCCGACGAGCTGTAGTTCCTGTTATAATTTACTAAAATGACGAACGGACGAATACATGCAAACCTTTGTACCTCATACCGACTCCTTTGAGCGCATTGCCCAGGAGCTAGATAACAAGCGCCTTAACAAGCAGGTCCTTGAGGCGTGGCAGCTTATGCTTGTGCTTACCTCGCTCAATCCACAAGGAGAGCACCGTGACCCTAAGGGTTGGCGTAATCACCCTGCGGCAAAGATGTGGGAAGGCCACGAGAAAGCTTTAGCCTTATACGCAACTACCATGTGTGACGAGTGGCTTAAGCGCGGTTACAAATCTACGATGATTCCTAAGATCCAAGGAACGCTAGTCCGCGCGCTTGAGCTAGGCCGCATCAGCGACGAGTTAACATTCCCTTACTGGTTTAAGGATAAGGACGTATACGAGCAAATCGCGTCTACCCACCGCATCGCGCTATTGCGCAAGGAGTACGAGTGGTACTCTCAATTTAACTGGCCCGAGGATAAAGGTTACCGCCCAGAGTATTACCAATACCTATGGCCTGACGTCAACGGCGTGCTTCAGCTCGGCACCTACAACAACATGTAGGCGTTGCTCAGTGACGCTTAGAGACACTTTTACGCCTGACCTGAGGTAATTTATTGTTCTAAAATAATCTGCGTTTATCCGCGCGAAGATCCGCCTTTCAGTGTAATATTCCCTTAACGACGATAGCGCTAAGGGGAATTGTGAAAGACTCACGTATAGGTGAGCTTTTGTGGAAGGAATGGACGGGTGAAGGCTACGAGCCTTTACACGCTCATTCGGTTACCTTCTTCACAGAGGATCATATAGATCTAGAGAACGAGCTTATTCGTCGCGCTCTCGCGTCTGCACTACAGCGCGATGGTATATCCGTTTCATTAGGCAACGGATTTAAGTATCTTGACTCCGCGTTGATTAACTACGGTTACGCAGGAGAGGTAGACGGCGACAACGAGTTAACTGCGTGTGATGAAGACGGTGAAACACGCGAAGGCGACAGCGTAGACGGATTGACCCCTGTCACGTGGGTCGAGGTAGTAGCAGAATGAACAGATCACTAGATCTTAGCTGGCAAAAAGACTCGGCATGCGGACAACAGGTAAACGAGGATTTTAGAGACTTCTTCTTTTCATCCGAGCCTGCAGAAAAATACCAGGCAAAGAATCTTTGCTTCTCATGTCCTGTAAGAAAAGAATGTTTAAAGTGGGCGTTAGAGCACAAGCAGATCTGGGGAATCTGGGGAGGAAAAGACGAGGGAGAAATTCGTCGTACACTTTCCGTATCCTGGAACGGACAGGAATCTCGTAGACAACGTTTTCCACAATGCCCTTACTGCAACGCACGACCAAATAAACTTAAGACATTGGTGGTAGATGTTCCAGGTGGAGGACGTTGGGCAACCATGCGTCTTGTTCAATGCGAGGCTTGTGACTTTACCTGGCGCTCACGCACAAGTGCAAACGCGGTTGACGCGTATCATATTCAACGTGAAGAAAAGTTAGCAAAGAGCGAGCGCGATAAGGAAAAGAAAAAGAAGCCTAAGAAGGAAAAACCGCTACTGTAGCCAGCGATCTTTATATGCCGCGGCTCGATCTTCTTTATCCTTTAGATACTCGTACCACCAGCGCGATGCGCCTGCGTTTTCTGACAGCGTAAGGATACCGTAGATAGTTCTGTTATCTAGATACTGTTTAATATTTTTATCGCGCGCGGAGTTTGAGAACACCATATACTCCCAGCGATCAGAATCCTCTAGGTATGAAAGCTCTGAAAGATGCTCGCGCTTAATGAGATACGTGCAGTGAACGCACATGCACTCGATAAGTCCCTTAACCTTTTGCTCCAGCACCTGGTAGTAAGCATCGTTTGCCACGATTGAGCCGTAGTCATCTACAATGTGATGGTAGTTAGCGTAGTACTGTCCAAGGTGTCCTTCGCGTTCCTTTGCAGTTTCCTCGTCATCTACGTTGTCGCCAAACGCAACAGCGTAGCGAATAAACGGAGCGACGATAGGCAAGTCTAACTTAATAAGCTCGTTAAGTGTCTCAGGGAATATAAAGTTATCTACGTCAACCACGAAGTAGTACTGGCAGTCAGTATCAAGGCACTCGTTAAAACTTTGTTGACG